ATGGAAAAAAATCCACTGGTAACTGAGCTTTATCGATTAGCAACAGAAAATGATAAGATTGCGGTTTACCTCGCCAATACTGAGAAGCATTTGACGTTACGAAGTGTGGCGGCTGAACGAACTGACGTTGTGTTAGGAACTACTTGGAATGGGACGGCAGTTGTTATTAATCCAACCAATATCTTATACGCAACACCCGTTAAATAACTAAAACCGGTTGCTAGTTGATGCTGACGACCGGTTTTAGTTATCTGGATTTAGTGATACTGGGTTGAAACAATGCAGTTTGGTGATGCTGCTTGCCTGAATACCTATTTCCAGTGTTTTTCGAACATTTAATTGACTAGCCTGACACTCAAATTAGACTTTACTTTCTTTCATTTCCAAATATAGCTGTACTGCTTAACCAAGATATACTGACGACTCCCCTAAACTCATTTTGGTTTTCTTACCAATGAGAAAGACATCTGCATAATGAGAGTGGCTACTATTTTTCTTTAGCAGAACTGTTCGTTTCTTTCCAGAAACCTTCCGCTTAGTTACTTTGTAATTAGGGTTATTGTTCCCTGTATAACCGATCTGATACCATCCCTTGGATTTCTTAATAACTTGCAAATCTTTCCCAGAAATTTTGTGATGAAAGGCTTTGCTACCAGAGTCCATCGCATGGCTCTTTAATTTTATGAACATTGGATCCTTAACGTTTTTTAGCGGCTGATACCACTCATGCCTAAGTGACTTAGGAACCGTACTACTGGCCTCAGCAGCATAACCCGTCACCATGCAAAATGCCAGAGCAGTTGTTAAAACCAACACAATAGTCTTCGTAATCTTATTCATCCTTATCTCCCTGTATACAGATTTACTATTTAAAACTTACCTAAAATAGATTTTGTTGTCAATGATTTCCCAGATATTGGATATAACATTTGCAATAATCAGTCCTTGACGATGCAACAATGTCGTTCATATCTGATGAGCGTAGGATGTAGGCTACGTTAAAGAACAGTAATCTTCTGGACGATTATTATCTCGTGTATCCATTTATTACCGCTAATGGATAATTTTTAGGAGCTATTAAGTGACCAAGTTAAGAGTGTTCTAAAAACGTTCTCAATTCATATATTTTCTCCTACTTTTTAACGAGTTATAAAAAATAGGAACCTCGCTAAACGTTGATTTAACGGGATTCCTATTTTTATTATACTTCTTACGCGGTTTAAAAAGGAGAGTACAGGATTTCGAGTAGGCTCAATCAACCGCTATAGAGCGGTTCTCGTAGCATCATAAAACAGAATGTGTACCATTTGTGCACCAAAACCTAGCCGGGTAATTACATAAAGTTTAAAATGATTTCTACGGTTTATGCTTTTTGCGTTTTTTATATGGCTTAAAAACATCAATACTATGAATAGATGCAAATCCAATTGAAGTCGCCCGTGTGCCTTCATGATCAATAATTCTGTACAGTGAATCATAAATGTTTCCAAACTTGTACTTGGAATTGACGGTGTTCATTAACGTTTTAATTATAAGCAGAACAATTGCCAAACCATTTGAATAACCACTTTCCGTTTCCAGAAGTTTAGACTCATATCTACGTGGAACCATTGGTTGTGTTCGCAAATTCAAGTCGATTAAATTTGAATTATGTGCACAAGTATTGCGAACAAACAGCAGACATTTCAACCATGATACTAGTTCATCCGGAGTACACCCATATATTCTTGCTAAAGCACGCTTGTTATTAAGTGACATAATATCAATCAGATTAATTACATTTCCAAACATTAGAACATTAATCATCAGCCACACTGTGGGAAATCCCTCATCGTTTTTATTTGCAGAGAGATTTACATAGTGACTTCTAGACTTTTGTACAGCCTTCAATAAATCTTTTTTAAAGTAAAACTGTTTCTTTTCAATCTGAAACTTTTTTATGTCTCTATCACACCAATTGCTGAAATTCAGATAACCAAAAGCGCCGTATCTTTTTCCAAGAATCGTAGCAACGCTGTTCCCCAAATGTACCTCAATGTCTTCCACTGCATGTAGGATAAAAATTCTTAAATTTTTATCCTGGTAGTATCTAACCAATAAAGACTGAAAGTCTAAATTTCTATACTGCGGTTCATCCAGATTATCGGAAACGCTAAACGGAAACGCAAATTCTTTTAATTTATAATAACCAATCTCTTGAATCTTTGCTGCATCTCTTTCCGACGACTCAGAAAAAGAAATCCCTCTGGCATCAAATAGTGCACGTTGCTCTTCAGGTGACAAAAAATCTTTACCCTGCATGATATATCTCCTCAAACAAAAAAACTTCTGCTTATTCAGGACGTACCTGCCGACTTAACGGGAAGCAGAAGTATTGGCTTCTATACTTGTAGATTATCAAATTATCTTCAAAATATCAAGCATCACACGTAGCTTTATCAGTATTATTTACCAGTATAAAGTAACTATTTTAGACTCATAGTACTAGATACACCATCGATAGACTGTATAAACACACTATATTGTAGTGTTGTCTATTATTTACGAAAAATAAAAAAAATCACTCCAATTAGGGACTGAGTGGCTTTAGTTGAGCGGAATATAAAAAGCCCACGTACCTTTTACAGCACGTAGACTCATGAAAAGTTTGGAATTGACCTCTAAAGGATCATCTACAGGATTTAGAGTAGCTGCTAGAAACTGCTACGTATCGGTTTCTACAGTGTCTAATAATTAAACGTGCACCAAATGTGTACCATCGCCTAGCCGGGTAAATACATACGTTTCACGACCATTAACAACATAATGTTAACAAAAGCCACTCAACACAGTTTTAATGAGGTGAGTGGTCTCTGAAATCAAAAGCTAATAGCCCTGGGGAAGGTTAAACAAATGTTTTTTTATTTCCTGCTTGCACAGAATAAGATTACTATACAACATAACTTATAAAATTTCATCTAAATTGTTACAAATATAATAGGAGCTCCACTTCTTCCCTCGTTTGGGTTATAATACTTGCAAGTAACACATATTAGGGGGTAACACGATTGTTAAACTTAAATGGTAAAAGTGCCGTAAGTCTCTTGCTGCTCGGGGTAGTTGCGGGCGGTCTCGCAATCACAAACGCGTCAGCAATGAGTAAAAGCACCAAGAAAACGTTGACTAGTTTACAGACCAAGGAAAATAAATCAACTAAGACTAGTAAGAAAATTGATAGTGAACTTGATAAGGTCGGCGTTAAAAATCTGAACGCACTTATGCAGAATAGCAATGGCAATAAAATTTCCGATACTTTGAACCCGGCGCTAAGCACCTATAAGCTATCTAAGGCCACTAAGGTTTCAGTTGGGGGCAAGACGACGGTTACCCTGCCAAAGGGTTCCGTTGTTAGAGGAAACACGTACACATTGAACCCAAAGTTTCCTAGCCGATTCGCAATCAATGTTGAAAATCTAAGCAAGAAAAATCAGGGGTATGTTTTTAAGGCGTTCGGTAATAAAGAACAGATTGTTAATTTTTCGTTGGCCTCTACTGGAAAAGCAATGACTTCATACACTAAGAGCACGCCATTTTCATATTCGGGGATTCAAAATTTACCGAACTTAAACAGCAAGAACTTGCAATCGTATTATATTAGTGATCGCAAAAATAACCCATTTATCACGGTTACAGCTGACAACTATTTGAATTATTACACCAATTACCAGAGTGGAAATAATATTAATTACAGTAAGTATTCTCAGTCCATAAAAATTAAAAAACTTACCCGGGGTAGCAAAAACTACACCTATTATTTAGCAAAGCCGTTGGCCGGCTTTGGCACCAAGCGGGTTCGTGTTGGTAAGTCATACCAGTACAAACTTGTAGTATCGTTAGGGCACGTATTTAGATCGTACGACAATCATAACCTAGACGGCGGTAGTTACAGAATGACCGTTAAGGTTGGCACCAAGAGTTTTTATGTTGATTTAGGAAATATTGCTGCGGGGTATATAAGTAAGCTAAAGGGAACGTCCGACTCAGAGGTTAACGAGTCAGCGGCCAAAGCATACATCCAAAACCTGCAATAATAATTATGTAAGCAAAAAGGGCTATCATTGATAGCCCTTTTTTTGTATGAATAGTCAAATTAAACTAGAGTCTTGTCAAAGTGGTACAAGCGGTTCTTTTCCGTACCTGCTGCGTTGTGGTAGGCAACAGTTACATATAAGTCACCACCAACGACTTGCATACCCTCAAGTTCAACACCCAAGTTGGCAACACTGCCTTGATCTTTGAAGTAAGTAGTCCAATGACCGTTGGTAATTGACTTAGGGGTTCCGCTGTCGCCAGCACCAATCTTAAACTTCCAGATATCCTTAGAACCACCGTAATTAACGAGGGAACTAGGGTCACCAATGGCAGTTTCACAAGTAACATAAGCAGAACCCGCGGTAGTAATAGCAAACCCTTGCAGGCTGCAACCCTTGCGAGCACGGCCCTTGATGTCTTCAATAACAAACAAGTCGGCCTTAGTTACTGAACTGAAATCGCTGACAGCCGTTGCGGACGCGCCAGTAATAGAAACTTCATTAGTAGACGTTTGAGCAGCGTTATTTAACAGAGCGTCAATGTCGGACATTTTGTAGAGTCCCATTCGGCTGTAGGTTGCTTCATTAAAGGCCCACAAAGCAATCAACTTGCTGTCCGTAGATACGGCTAATTCTAACCGGTATGGCGTTCCTAAGTTCCCACCACCAACGTGGTTCATAGAGCCAACACGTGGGAAGTCAGTATAAGAAGACGTAGCGTTATTCTCAATAGCCGAAACGGGAACTCGGGTTAATTGAGTACCATAACCCTTTGTACCGTTGCTGCTCTTAGTAGCCAATAACAGGTATTCTTGCCCGTTGGCGTAGTACAATTCGAGAGATTCACAGTGCCCGGGAATAATAGTGTGGCCCTTTGGGTCTACCCCTGCATTAATCCGCAGAGATGATACAGGCGTGATATGGTTATTAGTGGCGGTGGCACTTGATACGTCGTAGGTGTACTTGGTAATGATCTGGTGGTCACCTTGACCGGGGCCAAAAATACCATAGCCAACACCGGATTGGTGCTTAGATACTACAAACTTTTGCATAGCGTTATGTGGCGTTAAGTTTGCACCAGCAGTTCCAAAGTCAGACAATAAATAAGGGATAATAGATGCCATAAGTTAGACACACTCCATAAATTTAATTTGTCGTTGCGCAACAACATACATTAAATATATCTTGGATAAAACTTTGATACGTGCAACTTTTGTGCTTTTAAACCAAAAAAGGCCGAGCAAAATATGCCCGGTCTTTTTCTATTCTCTCCGTTCTCCTCGGAACAAGGTTTTTAGTTCTTCATCATGGCGAGCAATCTTAATATCATGTTCATGGAGTTTAGCGTCTATGTTTCGGTGCTCCCGGTCTTCACTTTCCCGCATGGCGTGGAACTCATGGGTTAGGGCATTAAGGACATTGCTAAGGTTGTGCTGCTCGTCTCGCATAGGCTTGACGATAATCACTCGGAACAGATAGAAAATGACGCTAGAAACGCCACCAACGACCCCCAGTAAACTGGCAATGTCCTCGATTGTCAGGCCGAGGACTTTCAAAATAAGTCACCCCTTTTCGTATTCAACTTGCTTCACGTCGGCTGTAATGTACATGTCACGGCTAATCATGAGACTGTGGGCTTTCGCGTCGGCAGGAACACAGACCAACGAGCTGCCCTTTGCCAAGGTTTCACCGGCCGTGCTCGTAAGAGTTGGATCAGTGTAAACCGGCACCGAGTCAGCAATGATGGTGTAGCGGCCGCTTTCCTGAACGAACTTACCTACCTCGTCTTCGATAGGTGTGGTTGTAGTTTCCGTGTCCGTCTTTGTATCAGTAGTTTCAGCCGGCGTAGTCGTTTCCGTTTTGGCTGGTTCAGTCGTCCCGGTCAGAACACCGGTAAAGTCATAGGAAAAGTCTGTGCTGAGGCCATGCCCATTGTTGGTGTACTGCCATGCGCCCGCGTTATCAACACCCGGCTCGCTGGTGCCGTAAGAGGCTACCCAGATAGGCGTATTGTTGTACAGCGCGTCCTTGTTGATACGGCCACCGTTGAACCAGCTCTTTGAGGCGTACACAACTAAGTTAGTGAAGCCCTTGCCGTACAGGTACTTGAGTACAATGTTGATGTCGTGGGTGACGTAAGTTTGCAGTGCCTTGTCCTCAACGTCAATCACGGCAACCGTTGACTTGTCCAAACCGAGGGAAAGAATTTTCTTGTAAAACCACTTGGCCTCGTTTAGTGGGTCATTGTCGCCATACTTTTGGGAGTTACCCAAAAAGTAATGGTAAACGCCCACCGTTGGGAACACCTTAAATGCGTTGGAAATCTGAGTGGCTGCTTTGGGATTAAAGTAGGCGCTTCCGCTTTCTGACCCCTCAGTGAGCTTTACCAGAACCGATACCGCGTATTGCCGTAACTGCTTCATGTAGGCTAGGCTATCACCCTGCCAAGCTGAAATATCTGCAACTTCTTTATAAGCCATTTTCTAATACCCCTTTCTATAATTGAGTTTGGTCGTCCGGGTCAGGGTCGGCCGCTGCTGGTGTGCTGGCAACGTCCTTGTGAACGTCACCGCCGTTGCTCTTGTAACTTTGGTAAGCTGCTTCTACCTTGGCCCCGGCCGTTTCAGTGGAAATGCTCTTGCCGAGGTTCTGCATTGCGTTGACCACATACTTAACGGCCTCAGCCTTGCGGTCACTGTTGGACAGCGGGGCCATGACTGACATTTCTGCAACGATCGCCGCAGCGTAGTTGTCGGCAATTTCAAGGTCGTGCTTGGTGCGTTCGTCCTTTTGCGTGGCGATTTTGGCTTGAACCAGTGGCCCCAGCAGCGCGTAAACGGCCGGCACTACGGTCAGCACGAAAGTTAAAACAGAGGCAATATCAAAAGTACCTTTAATCATAAATAACACCCTTTCAAATTTAGTGGGTCATGTCGGTGCCGACACTACTTTTGTTGGGCGTGAAGTGCTGCGGTCAGAACGGCCTTGTCCTTTTCCAGCTCAGCAATGCGGTTAACTAAGATGGTAACGACCTCGGTAGGGTCGGCTTTAATCATGTCTGGGGCCGGTTGTTGTTCCTTAGTTGGTTTCGTCATTGGTTTTCACCCCCTTTAGGGTAGCCACGTCGTCACGTAACTTGCTCAAAACTGGAATAAGCAAAACCCACAGCTTTGAGTAGTCAACACCCTCAAGTTCACCGTCTACCCCGTAATACAAAAACTTAGACAGTCCTAGCTCTTCTAGGTCTTCCGCAATCAGCCCGGGTTGCTCCGCTGTAGTAGCGTCAAGGCTTGGAACCTTGTCATTCTTTGCAGCACTCACAACATTTTCAATTGAAGGTTTGTCGAACCAATACTTGGGTTTTGCTTTTAGAAGCGCAGCCGATAGTGTGGCAACGTCGTACATGTCGTGAATATCCTGTTTGTACTTGGACGCCGAGGCCGTCCGTACAAGTGAGCCAGATGCTGTAATATAAACGTTGGCACCATGAGAGTTTGTGACATTGTAAATTGACTGTGATTGCACCCGGCTATCGCCTGTACCTGACTCTAACTTTAGTGCGTCGTTAGGGCCGTCTGGTTGAATTAGCTTGGCATGTAGCCGAGTGTTCGCATAGATGTCAGGCGCCGTTAGTCCAACAGCGTGGCTTAATCCGTTACGGTCAACTGTAAACACGTCGGTTCCATCAGAGTTACCAAGCGCGATTTTCAACCCGTTCATGTAGGTGCGGCCCACCAGATTGCTGCGGGAACTGTCCTGCATTTCATTCTTGATCCCGCCAGCATTAATAATAGTCGTGGTGTAGTTGGTTCCGGTGCCGTCTACTGCGTTGCCCGCCGTGTTGTAGCTAGACCAAGAATTGGTATTCAGGTCGTAGTATTGCGTTTGGCCGCTTACGACAAGCTCACCCTGCGCCATTGCGACAGTACCTTGTGCAGCAATTGGCTGGTAAAAACGTGGGTCTTGTGTAATTGAGTAAGACGACCATACGACACCGCCGTCACCAAGAGAGATAAGTGGCGCGTCAATCGAGGCCCCGGAAATGTTGGCACCAACTAATTGTTTTTGGAACGGGATAGACGACCACTTATTTGAGAGGTATTGCTGAACGTCGTCCACGTTTTCGGCCTTTAACGTAATCTGTGAGTCATTGACCGCGTTACCGGTCGAGCCGGGCACGGTGATCGTTTGCGTTTCATTATGGTAAGCGGCGGGGTCACTGCCGGCATTGGTATCAGTACCGTATCGAGTGCCACTAGTCAGGTCTTTAATAGGAACGTAGGCCACGCCCCCGTTGTAGGCCGTGTAGTAGACCCACAAAATACCGGACTCAATGACTTTCCCGTTGTAGGTGGCAGACAGCCCACTATATGTGTAGGCCCGGGTTGCCGCAGTCATTGACGGTGATTGCTTAATAGGGTGCTGCCCCGACCAAGTGAACCGACCAGAGGCGGCAACTTTTGTGCCGTCGTTTGAGACCTGAACAGTAACGGTCTTGGTTGTGCTGCCCGTCCCACCGTTGGCACTGTCGTCGTGGTAGTTCAGATATTGCGCAGTGTCGTTGACCTTGAACCACAGAGCGCCGTCGTCGGCCCCCGTTGGCTGGTCAGGTTGAAAGTAAACATTGTCGGCAAAGTAGGTCTTTGAAACGTTACCCACTTCGGTGCTGGCTTTGGTCGCCTCGTCGTGCGCGGTGTTTGCGGTGCTCTGTGCATTATTGGCAGCGGTCTTGGCGGCGTTGGCAGTGGTGTTGGCAGTATTGGCCGTGTTCTGTGCAGCCGTGGCGTTCGTGTTGGCGGTGTTCGCGGTCTTTTGCGCGGCCGTGGCAGTGGTGTTGGCAGTATTGGCGGTGTTCTGAGCACCGGTTGCGGTAGTTTGGGCGGCACTGGCAGTCTTGCCGGCGTTGTCCGCTGCGGTCTTGGCACTCGTTGCAGTAGTATTGGCAGAGTCGGCAGTTGCTTGAGCAGAACCGGCCGCAGTTTTGGCGTCGGTTGCTGTGCTCTCTGCACCGTTCGCAGTAGTCTGAGCAGTGTCGGCAGCAGTCTTGGCAGCCCCAGCAGCAGTGGTGGCCGAGTCCGCTTTTTTACTAGCGTCGGTCGCGTTTTTGGTGGCGTTCTCTGCTGCGGTATGTGCAGAGTCGGCTGTCTTACTTGCTGAAATTGCGTCAGAATGCGCCTGTGCAACGTCTTTTTTGAGCTGTGTCAGGTCAACGTCGCCACTCACTTTTTTAGGAGTGATGGTTGAGTATTCACCCAGAGTCAGCTCGTGCACTGAGGGGTCGGACTTAGATTTTGAGACTTTGATAACGCGAGCGTCTACGATCATAGCCGGGTTTAAATCAAAGTCCACAACCCGAAAGTCGTCACCGATACCCCCTGAAATATCCGAACGAATTTGAACGGTGTAATTGTACCGGGGGTGGTTGTACATTTTGAGCTGCTTCTTACCCCATGCCAGCAGGCCGGCTGAGTTCTTAATGGTGTCAGAGGTTATGGTTCCCTCTAGCCATGTTGACCCCCGCCCCTTGATGTCGTGGTTGTACTTGGCGTTGGCGTCGGGGTCAATCAAGAATGCAACGCCGTTGTTGGCGTCCTCGATGGTGGCCCCGTCGTTCCCCAGAACGTACAGCTTAGTAACAAGAGCGTCGTCAACCAGTTTGCGGTCAACACCCACCAAGTCGTTGCGGTAGTCCAACCGGGTTCGTTTAGTGCTGCCGATATGGTCAGACACTTCAACAATCTGGTCGGTAACGTCGCCCACGCTGTCGAGCTTCACGTAGCAGTCAACGTCTAGGTCATAGTCCGCAGCGAGTTGCTGCAAGTAAGACTGAGCCGAGCTGCTGCCGTCGTACTCTTCCTTGAGAGTCATAATTGACTTGGAATTGTACTCAAGCCGCCACCCGGATTTAGCCAGCAGGTTGGTGAACGCCGTTTCAGCATTTACCGAGTCACTGCTGAACGCTGTCGGGATAGTTCGGGTCAGTTTCCACTCACAGAGGTTCTGAGCGTCAAAGCTAAACGACTGGTCAGTTTCCTTGCTGCTCTGGTCAATATTCATCATGCGCATAACGTAATACTTTTGGTTTTCAGAATCGTAGTACAGCAAGTGGTTGCCGGGTACGATGTTATGAGCGTCCGGGGCATTACTTGGCACGGTGATACCAGTAATGGTGTGGTCGTAGGTCTTTTTGTTCGCAGCCAAGTTAATGGTGTTGAACGTGTCTTTGAGGTCTTCCCAAGCAAAGGCGCTGTCGTCCTCGGCAATGCTTTGGTCGATGGTATCGCCCCAGAACGGGGTGCCTGCTCGTACCCGGTTACTCAGTAACCCGATACGCCGCAATTGATTATCAAGAATAATGTATTCGTCGTCGCGCATAATCTCGCAACCTTTCTATTGAATTGCCGGCCGCACGCTTACGGAAATATCAACGTCGGGGCTTGATGGGTCAAAGGCAAGCGTGTTGTCTTTGCCGCCGTCTAGCATGAAAAATGTTGAGTCTGGTGTAATTAGGTAGTCGGCCGGTTCGTTGTTCAGGAACACGTGCCCGATATCGCAGTTAATGTGCAGCTCGTCGCCGGCATGGAAAACCTGTTGGTCAAAGTCGGATAGATCACTATTGCTGCCAGAGCTTTGGTCAGGAACGGTGGTGCTGTCCCCGGCACTTGCAGCAGTGTCAGGCTTGACCGGGTTAACCGGGTTAGAGTCGGTGCCGTAAATTGCTTTGCCGGCAGTGTCGTAGTAAGCCGCATACCGTCGGCCGCCAGAGTAACTGATATAACTCAGCCAATAGTAGCCGTTCTTGTACACCTTGCGGTCGTAGGCAACCGACTGTCCCGAGGCGTAGGTTGCGGCTACCGTCCCCGTTGTGTCGGGGCTATTGCGGACATTAACAGCCGCGTTGAACTTGAACGACCCTTTGGCGTCAATGCTGTACCCCTCAGGGGTAGAGCCGGGTGCCGGTGGTGTACCGCCAGTGCTTGCGGTTCCTGAGCCGCCGGTCGTAGTTGAGCCGGTAGTCTTAGCTGGTGCCGGCGCGTCGAGTAGTTCCTCGACCTGATAGTTACTCATAGTCTGGAACACGTTTTTGTAAGCAACCTTGGCCTTGTCCTCGGTGATGTCGTGCTTAGCAGTAAAGAACGCCACCGTTCCAAGGTCAAAGTCGAACGCACAACTAGTGTCAACGTAAGCCACTTTGTTCTTACCGAAGTGAACCCCGGTAGACATATAAACGGCTTTTTTAGCGTCCCACTGGTCAATTGAATAACCCCAGTTGATTGCGGTAGTTCCGTCGGACTGTTTGACGTACTGCTTAATCAGGGTGAATTGACCGAAAAAGTCAGAGAACGCGTCAACCATTTGCGCATTGTCGAGGTACTTAGTAGCTTTCTTATATTTCACCTTAACTTTTTCGGGGCTTTTGCTGTGGGTAAGACTCATAGCTGAGCCATAGTACAAGTTCTTGTAGTCCTTGCCCTCAGTACCATTGGCAAAGTTACTGCCAATTTGAACATAGGCTTGAGGGTAACCCCCACCTTTAACGTCCTTGATACCGATACGGCCGCAGGTACGCTGCTTGGTATCGAGAATATAAACCTCGACCTTAGCCATAGCCCGGTAGTTGTGCGCGCCGCTGTACTTGCTGTGGTGCAGTCGGACTGACAGTTTCCAGTTCTTTGGTGAGTACGGCAAGGCTTGGTGAAGCTCACCGGGGCCGTACCATTGTTCGTGGGTGTTGGCCTTACCAAAGTTGTACGTACCGTCCGAGTTCTTGGCTACCCGCAGAGAGGCGTCGGTCGAGGCCATTGCCCCGTCAATGTCGAGATTAATGGTGCTGACCGGGTTAGCGTTCGCCTTGATTGCTGTCCACGTTGACAGTGTGTTGCAGGGATCGTGAACTAGCATTCGGGTCTTGTCGTCGCTGCTCGTTCCGTCGCTGCCAGAATCAACGTCGGCGTCACCACCAAGTTGGATAAACTCAGTGGATTGCTCGCCCGTGTCTTTAAGCACGGTGAACGTCTTCACGTCCTTATTGAAAGTAGCAACGATGATCGCACCAACGGGCGTGTTACCTTTAACGGGCAGCACCGCCGTGGTCGAGGCGTCGGCAACGTCCCAGTCTTGTTGCTCAAGGAACCCGCGCGGGTCTGAGCAAACAAAGGTGATAGTTGATGACCAGTCAGAAACCCCGTCGTTTAGAGGCTCGGGGTCACTAATCTGTGTAATGTGCGCATAGAATGTGTAGCCCGGCAGGTCGTCGAACGTCAACGGGTACTCAGTACCACGTTCCTCTTGCGGGTCGATTAATGCAGCGGAAAGCTCACGAATCTTCTGCTCTGCCAGTTGACCACCACCAACGTGGTACAACTGCGAGTACGGCGTGAGGTAGTAAATTGGCACGTTGATGGTCAACGCCCCGTAAGACGACCCCTGATACACAGGGCCGTAACGGGCAGGGATAATCTGCGAACTTTCAGTAATAGCCGGAGTGACCGGAAGCAGCACCTTACCCATAACTAGGCCAAGGTCGTTGTTGGTCAATCCCTTATATGAAAAACCGTTACCTTTGATAAATAAAACCCCCTATCCTCGCTTGTTAGCGTCGAGTTGGTAGTGCCGGCCCTTTTCCGTGTTGTAGGCGTCGTAGACCGCCCGGGTACTAATCCCGGTTGGCTTTTGCGCGAACATTGTCATAAAGTCGGACAACAACCCGATCAACTTATCAAGTTTATTGTCGGTTGTGGTTGTATCTGCCACAACGTTTTGTTTTCCAGTATTGTTCAGGGCAGGGTCTTGACCTGCGAACTGAGCAGCAACTTTGCCGATAATTTCCCAGCCACGAGAGCGCTTGGTTGTGTCGAGTGGCACAATAGCCTCGGGGTGGTTATGTTCGGCAACTTCAATCATTTGGTGACGGCTAACAATCCCACCGTTTTCGTACCGGCGGTGTCCAGTTGGCCCCCAACCTCCTGTGTGCACGTCACGTTTCCAGTTAGAGTCATTGAACATGGCTAGTAGCTGGTCGTAGGCCGACAAAATGTTTTTGTGTCCCGATACAGCGTAGTGCTTGAACGTAGAGTCGATAAATTGTAGAAGTCCCTTTGACGGGTGACCTGCTTTGGCATTGGAATCCCAATTGTTAACGACCGACGCATTGCCTCCTGATTCGTGCTGAATAACATTTTTGATGTTTGCCAACTCACTAGCTGTCAAGTTAACATGCATAGCCTCAGCGGCTTTCTTAATCATGCTGGTTGAATAACCACCACTTGCAGAACCAAAGTCGGGTGCAACCAGTGGGGCAAGGTGCTTGGCAATGAAGTCAAACACACCACTACCGAGTTGACTCTTGACCAGCTTTTGCAGAGCGCCGCTTACCTTTGGTGTCTTGCTCTTGCTGCTGTCGTCACTCTTCACTGAGCTACTCTTAATTTTGGTAGGGTCAAGCCAGCCGGCAGTAGACGAACCACCGATACTAAACATTGCGTGCTTGGTAGCACCAACGTGAACGTGAGTACCGCTAGGCCCCAGAACCGCGATAGCTTGACCGGCCTTGACGTGATCGCCTTTGCCGACTAAGAACTTGGCACCAGAGTTGTACTTGCCGTTTAATTCTTGGTAGATGTAGTTAAGACCACCGCCACCAATAACAAGGTTTTGACCGATACCAGAGGCACCGCCCCAGCCTGCGGGTGCGCCACCCTCACGCAAAACAGTACCGGTGTTCATAGCGTGAACAGTCTTACCACCCGAGAAGTCTACCCCATCATGTTGCGAGTACCCGCCGCTTACCGCGCCACGGTTACCAAAACCAGAGGTAACAGACCAACCAGCACCGGGGCTGTGGGTGATAGGGCCGCCCGCGTCGTCGTCACCAGCGTTGATTGCTGAATTAATCATGTCCCAAGCAGCAGACCACCAAGACTTGGCTTGGTTGACCACGTTGCCCTTGAACATGCCAGCAAGTCCCTGCTCAACGTCACCGGCAATGCCTTTAAAATTGAGCTTGTCCGTGAAGAACGACTTGAGACTTGCGACAGGGTGGGCAACGATTTTAGCTACAGTTGAAACCATAGATTTAAAGGAACCAAGTGCATTCTTTGCCCAGTCAACTGCGCCGCCGACCTTGCTACCTAACCAGCTACCGGCAGAGCCGAGAGCGTCCCCGATACCAGCAAAAATACCAGTACCGTTAGCAAAGTGGCGAACGCCGGCGCGGTTCATGAGTCCCTTGGTTTCAGAGGCGGTGAAAACCTCAGTCCCAGCAGGGACAACACCCGTCCAGTTGCGTTGAGTTGGCATGAAGCTGCTACCGTTTGGCAGAACGGCAAGCTCACGGTTTCCCGTGCTTGGCGAGTCGTTACCATCGTTCAGGGTTGCAAGCGTTGGCTTGGTGATAGGGTTACGGCGTCCCGCGCCGGCACCAGTACCTTGAGCATAGTGCGTGGAAAGTAGGCCGATAGTGGTCTTCTTACCACCAAACTTAGAAATAACCCAGTTAATCGCCTTGATACCCGTGTTGATAACTTTAGCTACTGCACCGAGACCAGCACCAACCTTTTTCTTAATTGATGTCCAGATATTCTCAGTAAACTTAACAACCGCGTTCCAAATTTTCTTCCAGTAACTTTGAATGTTGCCGAGCCACTTGTGAACGGTGTTGTAAATTGCCTTCACTGGTTTACCAACGTACTTTTCAATCAATTTCCATGCAGCAGAAGTAGCCCGCTTGATGGTTGACCAAGCACCCTTTACCGCGTGAACGACCAAGCGAACAATGTACTTGTTAACCGCTGTACGAACCCTTTTGACCGGGTTAATAACGTACTTTTCAACGGCTTTCCATGCGGACGAGGTGGCGTGCTTAATACCTGACCAAGCAGAGTGAACGACCTTGGAAATGCCCTTGGCGATATGGCCGACAGTCTTAGAGATACCGCCCCATACCTTGCTGGTGATTTTGCCGACTGCCCCGAATACCTTAGAGGTAACGGACTTAATGCCGTTCCATGCAGAACGGACGGCTTTACCAGCAGCCTTAGACACGCGGGAAATGGTTTTACCAATTGGTTTCCAGAGCTTGGCCGCAATCTTTGCAACAGTGCCAAACACCTTAGATGTGACAGACTTAATGCCGTTCCATGCTGCTGAAACGCCCTTGCCTACTGCCTTAGCAACGTCAATAATTGGTTTCTTAATTTTCTTGAATGCAATAACTGCAAGACCAACTACCAACGCGATTGGCACAATAATTGCCATTTTAAGAGCGGTCAAAATAAACTTGCCGGCACCCTTAAAGATGTTGGCAACGCTCTTGATTGCCTTTGAGGCACCCTTGAATAGCGGCTTAAAGAAATTGCCAACGTTCTTGAACACCTTACCGAACGCGGTTTTCCAGCCCTTGACACCTTTGCCAATAGACTTGCCGACGTTAGAAACGGCTTTCCCGATTGACTTTTCCCAACCGAGTTTCCCAGAAAACGCATTGCTGAGAGTCTTTTTCCAGCTCTTAGCATTGGATTGGATCAACTTACCAATTTTCCCGCCGCCCTTTTCACCGAGCCAGCTACCGGCAGCGGCACCAACCGCAGTACCGACACCGGGCAAAATGAGAGAACCAAGGATTCCACCAACACTACCGCCGGCAACTGAGCCAGCAGTTTGGCCGACTTTCTTGCCAGCATTTTTCTTGTTGATACCGATAAGGTCAGTCGCAGAAAGCGCAAGGCTCAGGGGTGAGGCTTTGAGCGCACTCTTGGCCCCAGTTTTCAGTAATCCCTTGGCACCGCCACCACCATCTTTCGCGAGGTTAGCAATACCGCTGAACATACCCTTGCCAGACTTGAGACCACCGAGCAGCCCCTTGCCGTCTTTGAGCCCGCTAAATAGACCCTTAAAATTAATTTTCTTAAACCCACGTTTGAAAATGTCACGCAGACCCTTTAGAGCTTTGCCTAATGGTGTGAGTTTTCGGGCAGCACCATCGGCGTCTTTGCCAAGACCGAGCAACTTTTTACCCCAAGTCATTGACTTGCCGACACCTTTAAACAGGCCGGCAACCGGCCGCAGTACAAGGGTCAGGGCCTTGAACGCACCGTTCATGAGAATGGTCGAGGCAATCATGTCACCAAACAGTTTAGGGTGCTTGGCAGCAAAGTCACCGACTACTTGCAGAACGGGCAGCAGGGCCTTGAGCGTGGCAACAAAGACCTTGAGACTATCAGAGCTAATCTGTGAAAAAATCTTAAAAAAGCCCTTGATGTCTTTGGCGTGGGCCGCGATCGAGTTAGATACCTTGGTGATTGTCTTGGCTAGTCCATTCATAAAGCCGTCCATTGCGCGTGGTACGGACTTGATGTTGAAAGCCTGAGCAAAAGCCTTGGTGATCGTATTAAAACCACGGGTTGCCGCAGTCCCAACCTTGGTGAACTCTTTTTCGGTACGCTTGTCGGAAACCCACTTGGAAACGGCCCCCAGAATAGGGTTCTCAGCTTTCATGAATGGCTTTTCGATGTCACCGAGTAGAGCCGGCACCCGCGCCTTGATTACACGTTCCATACCGGGCAGCGTCTTCATAAGGTTTTCGGACGCGTCACTGTACTTCTTGCCAAGTTCGTTCATGACGTTTTCGGCGTCCTTGGCAGAAATCTTACCCGCAGACATTTGTTTGCGCAGCGCTGACATGGTGAGCTTAGAGTTCTTTTGAACCTTTTGCTCGTATTCAAGTAGGGCTTTCCCGTACATTGGTAGGGCGTCCGTAATGTGGTTGAAGTCACCAACCTGCATTTTTGAACTACTCATCATGTGGGTAAAGTTCAGCCCTAAGTTCTTGGTATTCTCAGAGGTCAGACCTACGGCGTCGGACATAGTGAGCACTGACTTGGTAAGGCGCTCAGTAGGTTTCTGCTTGTCCAAAACGTGATAGAACTGTTGGTTCAGTTCGTCGGTAACGTCAACGTCCTGCCCCATTGCGACGCTAAGCCTGTTGGTGGTATCAACCATTGCCTGCCCCGCCTTAGCAGAGCCAGCAAGAGTTGTCCACGTCGCGAGCATTTTCTGCTGAGTCTTGTCGTACTCGGCACCCGCGTGGATCGCGTCGTTAATGTGGGTAGTAATCATGTTCCAAGCACCAACAGCAGCGTTGGCCGCAATGGTGCCACCAAAGATTTTGCCAAATAAGTGGCTGGTCTTTTCGGTGCTTTCGTTGACCTTAGAAATAGACGACCGTAACCGGTTCAAGCCGGTGGGCCGAATCTTCTCTTGACTTGACTGCACGCGGGTCAGCTCAGTGCGTAGCTTGGCCGTACTGGTGGCCGTTTCGTTGACCCGGATTTTCTGCCGATTCAGGTCACTATTGGCCCCGCTGAGAGCGGTCTTGTACTTTTCAACCGCGCGGGCGGTTGTCTGGTACTCGTCGGTATTCTGTTTGCCGGCCTCGTCTAACCCTTTGAGGGCAGTCTTGGCTTTTTCGTAGGAAGCGCGTAAGTCGTCAACCCGGTTCTGATAAATCTTGAGTTCAGCAGCCTGTTTACTCAGCAAGGTACTCGACTTTTCGAGAGTAGACTGGTAGCCCTTAGCCTCAGCCGACAGAGCCTTGTACTCTTGACCCTCAGCCCGTAGCCGGGCAACACTCGACTTGGTTAGGTCGTTGCTGCTCTTAATGCTCTGCTGCAATGAGATAATGCCAGACTTGTACCCGTTGAGGGACTCTTTCGACTTTTCTTGCTGCCGAGTCAGTGACGCGATACGCGTTTCTGTCCGGTTAATTTGAGCTTGGTACTTAGCGTACTGCCGAGCGCCCTCTTGAGTAGTCTGGTCGAGGCCCTTTTGCTTGTCCCGCAGAGAACTAATAACGTCCCGGTTGGCCTTGATGGTACGGCTCAAGCCGGTGTACTTAGTTTCGGCCGCCTTGACGTACTCACCAGTAGACCGTAGGGCCGCACTTTGAGCTTTCCATGAAGTCGTTACAGACGATACAACGCTGCGCAGATTTTTAAGTGATTTAGACGTTTGCAGGGTATCAAGGTAGACCTCAGTACTCATTTGCGCGTCGATTTTTTTAACCACTGTGGTACACTCCTTTCTTGACGGTCGGACTAGTAACCCATACTGCGTAACTGTTTCAGGAACGCAGCGGGATCAACAACGGGCCGGTCTTTCTCAGGCCGAGCCAGTAGAACGTCGTTGAAGCGGTAGAAGTCTTGTTCGTCAAATTCTGCCGGGGTCATGTGCATTTGAACAAGTGCTTGCTGCGCGTTGTAATCAAACTCTTCAATCTGGTTGGAAAGCTCGTTGACTTGCTTACGCGCCTTTATTTTTTTTCGTTTTCGCTCAGCTCGTCGTCGGCAGCAGCGTCTTTGACTTGGTCGTCCGTAATTTCCTCAACGTCTTGGTGCTGAATAGCAGCAATGATGTCACGAACCAAGTTACCAGTTTCTTGGGTGCTGGCGTCCTCTAAAGCGGTCTTTTGCTTAGCCTTTAAGCCCAGTACGTCGGTGATAAAATCACTAATTGCGTCATTAGTCTCAATAGCAGCGTCGAGCATATCCATGTCGCTTGCGTCGTCGGGCATAGCTTCAACCTTGAGCATTTTCTTTTGAATTAAGAGTGTCTTTTGAAAATTGCGGTTGGATTCTTTAATTTCTACGGGTTCCTTGAAACCTAAAAATTTAGCATTTACTTTAACTGTCATAATCTAATGACCTCACTTTTAATTTTTTGTGCTTACACCAGAAAAAAGGCAACCGCGTCAATGCGGCTGCCAATTTACTAGCTATAAGCTTTGAATCTATTTAGTCTTACCCGCGTCACCGGTATCACCAGCGCCAGAACCACTCGTAGTTGGGGTGGTAGCACCAGAAACCTTAGCGCCGGGGAAAATTTCAGCAATAAGAGCGTCGTCGGTAAAGCCCTTGTCCGCTGCGTAGAACGTCTTCATCACGTGACCGTTAGAACCAGCCAGAGGGCTGTAGGTCAAGGCGTCGGTTGCACGCGTTTGGTTTTCGTTAGACGTTTGCAGATTCTTGTCAGCGTGCGTCATGTTGCCGTCGTAGAAGCAGTAGTGAACCGGGTTACCTGCTAAGTCAGAACTGATAATGTCCATGGCAATGTGGGGAAGAACACCAGAGGCGTTATCTAAGAACCCACCCTTGCCGTCGGATTCTTCACCCAACGCCTTTTCCAGAATTTCATAAGGTAAATCGTTGAAGTTCGTCGCAACACTAGGCTGAGACTTACCAACAGATTGGTCTTGCAATTGGTCGTTTCCCCAAACCTTGGTAATAGCGGGTGCAATACCCGTAATGTTTGCTTCGCTAATACCTTTTGCAACCCGGCCTCGTGCGTCAAAAATACCAGTTTCAGAAAACCCGTCGTCGGCACCAGCGATAACTTGCATGGTGTCGGGATTAATTAAGGCCATTCGCAGACCCTTGATACCAACAGTTGCCATTTAAAACACCTCTAAATAAATTTATTGTTTGCAACGTAAATTGTTTCGGTCAATTGGCCCGTTTCAGGGTCAATCGAGTGTGGCCGCACCGTCGCAATGCGCCACCCGTCAAGTTCAAGCTGCTTCAACAGAGCAAGCTCAACGGCTTGCACGTCTTGGTCAAAATCGAGACTATAGAAAACCTGAACTTCAACGCTGTACGAGACGGCGTTAAAGGTATCGTTTCCCCAGTCCTGAAACTCAGGCGTTGCCTCAGTTACCAGTGCAAGTGTGTCGCTGGTGTTCGCGCTGGCGTCCTCGGGCAGTAGTCCGGTGTAAACGCCAGTGATCCAGTCAACAGTTTCAAGAATTTTGCTAACCTCGATAGTGGGTAGAGTCATTTCTGCTCACCCCACTTTCTACGGATAAGCTCTTGATACTTAACCGCCTCGGCTGCAATAACTTTGTTCTTAACTTCTTGCCGTGAGTTATCAACGAAATGGTCGCCCCTGATGTACTTGGTTCCGTCATTCAGAAACCGAGCAATATATGCCTCGTCGGTAAAGCCCACAGTGCTGGCACCGGTCTTTTCACCGTCAATGTCAGTTGCTTGGTGGGTCACCTTATTGGCAAGGTGGGTGCTGTCTTGCCCCTTGACGCGGGTTCGATAGTGTTTCTGTTTCGTGACCTCTTTCAAGTGGTCAGCCAGCACCGCAGCGCCGGCGTCCGTAACTTGTGACATTTCCGAGGGTGAAAGGTGAGCCGTATTCTCTACGTTGTCTAGCCAGATTGTCAATGCTTTGTCTAGTTCCATAGGTCAGGCCCCCTTTACCGCGTCGGTCTTTTCTAGCGTTACAAAGTCGAACGCTAAATAGTTGTTCGTGTCGTCATGACTGATATTCACAATCCGGTACATATCTTTTCCACTGTCGAGCGTGACCCGCAATTGCTCATCAAGGTCAGGGCTACGACGAACGGCAATGGTTCGAGTTTCGTCCATGCCGGCCTGTCGAGCTGCAAAGAGCTGACTAGTCGAACGGGTACGAAACTCTGCCCAGAGAGAGAAAGATTCAACGAACGCCTTGCGGGGTGCACCCGTGTTGGGGTTCGTGGCCTGTTTGACAGTACCAAAATGTGCCCGGTGGTTGAGTTGGTGCGGTCTAATCTTTACCATTAGCTGCACCCCACATTCGGCCACGTAAATGAATAATCATCATGGAAAGACCCTTGTTCGTCCCTACGCCGGTAGACCGGTCGTAGTAATAACTCGAAACGTAGGTCTTTACGGCACGATCAAAAAGCGGGTACTTTTCGTACTCTTCAACGGGCAGGTCATAATTGACCGCTGAGCGCACGTAGTCGGTGCCCTCGGTGATTAGGGATTGCAAAATACCCTCTTCACCATCAAGGTGCAGCTCTTCTTGCATTTCACTAACCGTTACGGTCAATTTTAACTACCCCCTTAACTACTTAGCAGTGTCCGTAGATGGTGCGGTTGCGGCAGTCGAGGATTTGACCGGTGTGTTAGTCAGGAAATACCCGGCGTTGGCGTCCGTAACTTCAACGTCGTACCGTAGAGCGCCCATAAGGTATTGGCCCCAAACCTTGTCGTCAGCCCAGCTCAAGGAAACCTGTTGCCGGTCAAACAGCGTGATAGCACGACTCAAGTCACCAATGAATGCTAATTGGTCGCCGGCCTTGCCAAGCAACGTGTCAGAGATACGAGCAACGCGAACACCCAACAGAGTACCAGTGCTTGGCGTAGTAACGTCTTGGTGGAAAATGTACTGGCCGTTGTTGTCCTTTAAGGTGTCCAACGTGTTGTACAGAGATTGTGTTGCCACAATGGTTGGGTTGTATGCAGGGTCGAGGGACACATTCAAAACGCCCTTGATGGTGTCAACAAGGTTGGTGTCGCTGGCTGCAACTGCGGTGAACGTTGGGAATACCTTAGAAATATCGGCGTTAGTCGTGTTGATAGACTTTTCACCCATATTCTTGGCAACCATAGAAACGAGGTCAACCTGAGTATCAGCAATAGCCTCAGCGGACAGAGGTAAAGCACCCCGACGAGTCGAAACCTTCCAGTCAACGTCGCGGAAATTAGGTTCTGCCAAAGCAGGGTTTTCTTTGAGTTCCTCAACCGTTGGAAAAGTGTCAGTTGCACGTTCCAGAACCGGATAAGTACCAGAGGCCGTGGTTACAGGCACAATGTTGACGAATTGCTTTAAGTCGGCAACCGTCTTAACTTCACTTTCGGGGTTGTAAATAATTTCCTCGGGGATCAATGGTTCTGCTTCCGTCGAGGTAACATGCAATGCTGCGGCGTCCTTAACGGCACCCTTAGAGTGCAGGAAGTCGTTCAAGGCGTGCTTTTCAGCGTCCTTGCGGTCTGGCCCAGCTTGTACAGCCTTGGCACCGGCCTTAGTCTTGGCAGAGTTGCCAGCGATATGGTCAGCAACTTGCTTTGATTCTGCGGCGTCCCGTTGAGTCTTCAATTCGTCGAACCGGGCTTGTTCGTTATCCCGGTCTTGCTTTAACGTCGCCATATTTTCGGCACTAAACTTGTCGTCCAGTAAACCGGTGGTAATTTTGTCGTCAATGGCGGACAACTTGTTTTGTGAGTCCGTCATTGCGTTTTTGATTGCTTCTAAATTCATTACTTTGCACCTCTCAGAATATCTAATTTTTGTTGCAGCACATTGCTGCGGGCTGGTTTCGTGGTCACCGACTTAGCAGTAGCCTTGTTAGCTGGCTTTTCAGCAGCAAGTAGATTGCGGAATTTAGCAACCGCTGACTTGGCGGGGATAGACGAGGCAGAGGCAACGGCTTGCAGCGTGTCCGCTGAGTCGTCGTCAAACAGTACCTTGTCGGCAAAACCGTAGTCTTTGGCTTGGTCGGCCGTAAGCCACGTTTCTTGGTTCATAAGGTCGAGCAGGTCAGCCTTAGCCATGCCGGTTTTAGCGACGTAGGCCGTGGCAATTGATTTGTTGATGTTGTCGAGAACACCGGCCTCGTGGTTCATTGCCCGGGTGTCGCCTTGAATGGCAGAACTGGCATTGTGGATCATTAGCTGTGCCGTCGGGGACATTGAAACGTTGTCGCCGGCCATAGTAATTACACTCGCGGCGCTGGCCGCAATACCCGTGACCGTCACATTGACCTTACCGGCGTAACTCTTCAACTCGGTGTAGATGTCGCTTGCAGCGAACACGTCGCCACCGTAGGAACTAATGGAAACGTCAACGTCACCACCGCCGGCGTCTTCTAAGGCGTCGCTGACTGCGGCGGGGCTAATTGAGTCCATGCCGAACCAGTTGTAAAAGGCAGCAGTGTCATTGTCCACAACGTCACCACGCAATTTGATTGTCATTTACTCTCACCCCCTTTCGTTGGGTCGTTTTGCACGTCAAAGTCTGGTGTGTCGGCCGGAATAAAACCGACAGCTTTAAGAATGTGAGTCGCTTGCACGCCCTCTAGTGCGTCGTTCTTTGCTAAGTCAGAAATGCTGCTTGCGTACTGGCTATAGTCGGGGTCAATGGCGGGCTGCATGTCGAGGTCGATACCAACACCGAGCTTCATAGTCAGCTCTGAGCTAATCGCGTAAATGTATTTGTTCAGGGCTTGCGAGTAGGTCGAACGTACTTGGTCGATGTTACTGTGAGCGGACTCGTTATTGAGGAAGTCTTGCGGAACCCCGAACGCCTTAGCAACTTGGTTTCGCGTGTAGCTGACCGAGTTCAGCAGGTTGGCAATGTTGCTGTCAATCCGAGGCGTTGAATACGTGGCCGTGGCGTCCATAACCATGACCCGCCCAGCGTTAGCACCCGAATTGGCTTTCTCGAACTCTTGACGAACGTTCTCTTTGGCCTCGGGGTCAACCGCACCGGCTGCGAGACTCAAAACCCCGTTCGGTCGGATTGCTTGGTTTAATGACTTCAAGGCCATGTCGTTTGCCTTGTCTTGAATATTCAAGTCACCGACCAGAGCTTGCAGCGGGCTAACGCCGATAAACTTGTTGTCGCTCAGGTTGGACAGCAGTTTGAAATGAAGCATTTGACCAGCCGGGACGGTTACCGTTCCCCGGTTGTCGTAGTACGTGACTTTGTAATTCACGTTCTGCTCGCCGTCGTCTACGATAATTTGAACTTGTGGCGGCGTGACCTGCTCAAAGTGGTGCAGCCGGCCGCTGGCGTCTAGGTTCATGACCACGTATGCGTTACCGTTCAGCAGCAGAGCACCCGTGACCGATTGCCAAAAGTTGTAAGAATTGATAACCGGGTTAGGTGCGTTGAGTTTATGCAGTAAAAAGTCATTGTCCGACTCAAACCGGCAGCTAGATACGTCGGCAGAGATTAGGTTGACCACGCTATATATGTCTGAATTTTTGAGGGCGGCGCTGGCAGTGGCGTAACTGGCAGACTTCACAACTTGACCGTTAACGATCAAGAACGGTTGATAATCTGAGCTAGGCAGCCACGCCTTGTTGGTGAACCGGCGCTTGAATGGATTAGTAAACTTCAATTAATCTCACCCCCTTTCAGTCGTCGCCACTACCGAATAGAAATGCTGTCGCGATCAACATGACACCAAGTACAATGTTTCCAACTGCCTCGCTAAATGCTGAAACACCAGCGTAAATGATGGCAATTCCCGTGATGTAAAGCCACATTGGTAGCGACTCACTAATTAATTCGGCTGCTTTGAGCAGCCCTTGTAATGCTCGTTTCATGTCGTCACACCCTAAAAACTGAAATTTTTGTAAAATGAATTGATGTCGTCTTGTTTCCAACCTGCAAACGGGTCGTCACTGCCCCGGTCGTCGCGTGAGACGCCTTCAAAGTGCAGCATTGCCTCGTAGAAACAGTTAATGATTGCGTCGAGGCAATCAATTTTGTCAGTCGCAAGGTTCTTGTCGATTTTGATACCGTTGTTGTCAACCAAGGTCACGGCGTTAGTCATACCGGCCTGCATTACACGGTCGTCAAACATGGTGATATGGCCGTTCTGCATTTCATGCCGAAAGAATGACGTTGGCTCGTCGAGGGACTTAGTACCCTGCCGAACCGGCTCAATTAGCCAGTTGTTTTCTTGGTCGAGCTTGTAAATAAAGACCTTATCCCGCCACGGGTCATACAGGAACGATTGCACGTGCAGGTTGTGAACCTCTACAAAGTCGAGCAACCAGTTGTACACGTCCGAGTAATCAATGTCGCCGCCTCGCGTGTGCGAGATGGTAGCGAACCCACGCCGTTCCTCTTCTCGGTAGGCAATGCCGTCTTGGTTTTCCTTGATAGCAATACTTTGCTGAGTTCGTGAGGTCGGTATAAATGAATGCTGGTAAACGTGAAATTTATGATCGCCGTCCTCGTCGGTATAGGGGAACACGAACGCTAGGCTGGTGTCGTCGCTGTACTGCGAGGCGTCAAACCCCACATAAACGTCGCGGTTGTCGATGTCGAAACCGTCACGCGGGATAATCGAGGCGTTGATGTCTTTCAAGTCGAGGTAACGGTTCTCTTTCTCGTTCAGCCACATATTCATGTTTTTGGTCTGAAAATCACCGATGGTTCCGGCCAGCATATCGCTGTCGCGCTTGTCAATCAGGCCACCCAAAAGCTCTCGTTTCTGTTCAGGTGAGTTCAGCAGCGGGTTACTCTTAGCCCACGTCTCGGGGTCTTGAGTTTCCTTGAGGTCGTCTTGCGCCCAAACCAGACACAGGTAAGTGTCGGCGTCCCGCTTGTAATCCTCTTCCATTGCCTTGGTGAGCATTCTCTGGTCGTCATAGAACGGCACTTTCGGGTCAGGGTACGAGGTCGAGATTTGAACATAACGCCGGTCAGCAATCTTAATTTGACCAGACAGAATTTTCGAGGTCTTGGCCCGGTTCTTGAGTTCCCCGACTTCATCAACAATCGCGGTGCGAAAGTGGAAACTATCGAACTGCCCGGACTCGAACGACACGGCACGAATAACGTTGTTACTCTTTTTCATAATGATCTGGTCGTTTTGCAGCATGAGACCGGACTGCTTAGCCAAGGTTTTAAACGGTTCAATTTCCGTCACCTTGCGCAGCATGGTCTTGAGATAGCCGAGCAGCTTGCTGGTCTGTTTCCAGTTAATTGAGGCTACTAAATAGTCTTGGTTGGACAGGCCTAACGAGTCGAGCAGAAATGTGTAGGCCATAATAATTGCCGCAATCATGGTCTTACCCTGCGCCCGGCCGACTGAAATTAAAGACTTGGTGAACCGAACGCCGCCTGTCGTGGTTTTCCAACCAAAGAGCTGCGCCATAATAAACTGCTGCCAGCCCAGTAAGTGAACCGGGTCGCCGCTGTCAACGTCCGGGGTTACTGCCGCAAAGAGCAGGGCCTTGTCTACGGCGTCGGTATCGTACTCAAACGGGAAGTCTGGTTGACCTTGGCGCTGCAAGTCACGTAAATGTCGAAAAGCGGCTAACTTGATTAGGTAGCCTGTGGTTTCCTTTCCGTCCATAACTCTGAACGCATATTCAGTGCCCGGGTCGGTGTATTTACCACGTAGACCGTCGAACACTGCGTCAGAGAACGCCTGAGCAACGTCGTGAGTCTTGGAAATATCAATTTTTGTCAACAACGCTGCTCACCTCTTTACTTTTTAGAATTTCCAAAGAACTTGGCTAAGTCAGCGGCAACATTTTCGTCACCGCCACCCGGCCCAACCTTGACTAGTTCTTGGCGGCTAGTGGGTGTGAGACCCAACTCACTGCCAAGCTGCTTCAACCGGCTAGTTGCCGAGTCGAGAATCTGGGTTGCAGGATTTCGCTTATAGCCAACAAAATCAGTCGCAACAATCTCACCCGTTACCGGGCTGAGAGTTGTCTTGTACGCCTTTTGAGCTTGGCCGTTCTCGGCAACATTCTCGTAGGCGTCCCGCATTGACTGATAGTTAATACAGAAAGCCTCGACAATGCTGCTGTCGAGTTGGTTAACGTCGAGCTGCTGCTTATTCAAAATTGGAACAATTGCGGCCCACATATCCCGGGCAATCCCTTGCAGGTAATCGGGTGGCGTCGTGCTCAGTGGCTTATTCTTTTTCTTGATTGTCATTCTTACACCCCCTTACTAAAAGTGTTTTTCAAATTGGAAATTTCTATAAGACAACTCCATTGGTATGCGGACAGGCGGCTTAGACCCGGGCGGCCCCCTTAATTTTGCAGAGCACGTTTCCAGTCAATCGCCGTCATTCGAGAAAGTTTCTTGTCGTTGGTCTTTGCTTCCATTCGAGTTTTTTTATTGTGGTCTTTGCCGCAGAGCGTCCACAGGTTTTTATCTGCCACGCGATCAGTGTCAGAACACAACCGCAGCGGGACAATGTGGTCAACGTACATGCGATTCTCAGACCTACCACAGACCTGACAGCAGCCAAGGTCGCGAGAGTAGACGGCTGAACGTACCGAAAGCCATTGCTTTGAACGGTAGAACTTTGCCCGTGAACTTTGCGCCATATCTTTGGCTGGTTCTTTGGCCGAGCTTTTTAGTCCAAAACTTTGAGCTAAATCTTTGACCGCACTGTCGTCGTCCGTTGAAGCGAATCGATGAGTCGTGTCATAGTGCTTAGTTGCTCGGCGTCGGTGATACTCATAGGCACGAGCGGCAACGCCAGTCGAGTGACGGTGCAGGTATGCTTGATAGTGTTCGTTGTAATGCTTGGTGCAGTAGCGATACTTGAGCGGTATCATCTCACGACACCCCGGTTGACCACACCTATGAACCAATGGCATTACTTATCACCTCGGTGCTTATGTTCGTTCCAGAGGTCATGCCATACAGCCATCAGCGAAGCAACGAGCACCAATAATGCAATCAGATATAGCGGTACCAGTACAATATTGAGTGCGATTGACCACATACCCGTGAGCTGGCCAAACAATAGAACTATAAAACTAACAAATAGAATCCAGATCATAGCAACACCAGCTTTCAATTATTAAAAAAGACGTAGCAACTGCCACGTCTTGAATATGTATCGCTGTCGAGGAAGGAAAGTTGGAACCCGACAGCATGTTAGGAGGTGAAACATAAATAAGAACAGTTTCGTCCTTATACGTCCTCGCTAGGAGTCGAACCTAACGGGGACAACCGGAAGCACCGGCATAGACATGACCCCGGTAATTCATCACTGAATTACCATACGTTAATATTACCCAAGTCATACATTGTACACGTGCGATTTTTGTGCAACTTTCACCGAATGCCAAGTCGCTTAGCCACTTGTTCAAAGAAACGTTTTCTTTTCCGACTAGCCACTGTTCGGCTAACATGTAATTGTAGCGCCACACCCGTAATTGTGAGTACCGGATTATGTTTAAAATATAATTCTTCAATAATCGATTTCGTATCGTTGTCACTTTCTTTCAGTGTCCATTCCACAACGTTTTCATGTTCCCGCAACAAACGTAGTGATCTATCTCGAATGATTGTCATATCTTCCTTCTTGAGTTCATCTCGAATGTAGCTCTCCGTCTGAGGATAATCGCGCAATATATCTTCAATATAATGAAATGTTGTTTTTCTCAAACCACTCAGCCTCTCTTAAAACAAGCGTTTATTACTCCGCCACTCGTTCGTGTATTTGCTCTCAAATCAGTCATCTCCTTTATTGCATAATAAAAAGCCCAGTGCTAACTAGGCTTTATCTTTAGACATCTAATTCTGCTTTCAACGCATCGGTTGCCACACGTGACACATTAATCTTGCGTTCCTTTGCTAAGTTATTGAGATACTCCGGTACGGTAATAGTTCGTCTAACTGTCTTCGTGTTTTTCTGTAACCACTTAGTCATATCAATAGATACATAGATAACACGCTGATTGTCTTCCAGCTTCCAGATTGAAACATCCTGTGGCTCTGGATACTTCTCACCATCAAGCATAGTCGCAATAGCGTCTTCTGCTTGATATGCTAAATCTGCTAATGAATCACCTTGCGTTACCATACCGGGAACACTCGGTGATGTTGCCACAAAGTAATGGCCATCTTCATCATTATATTCGGTCGCGATGATTGGGTATACTAATCGTTTGTCCATATTGTCACCCTGGATATGCCAAGGAAGCAAGGCTTATTTCAGCCCTGCTTCTTTGCGTATTGCCATCTCGGTTCCTTTCTTTAATTCCCCTTGATGGAATGGAATTTCGGTTGTCCTGCCGTCTGGGTGCTTGTATCTCCGGTGACCACCTTTACCTTGTCCCGGAACGTAAACAAACCCGGCTTTCAAGATTTCCTTTTCCAACTTCCTTGGTCGGATTGGCATATCCTTTCTCCTTTCTATATTTATAGTATATCACTGTATACGTATAAAGTAAATACTTTATCGCTATAAAATGCATATAATTTTATACCGCCCGTGAGAATCGAACTCACGTTAACACCAGCTGACGGCTGTTAAGCAATTTATTTATGTTACCAATATAATCCCACTAAACCTAGAATCCCATGTAATCTACGTGTACACATAAAATACACTATCCCGGAATTGGTGTGATATAATCCATGATTTCTGTATCAAACCTTCTTGCAAACGTCCGCTTGCGTCCCTCCCATTGATCTAAGAAATCCAGTGTTCTATGAAGTTCAGCGGACTTATGTCGAATCCAGTCAATACCGTATGGAAATTCTGGATCGTCAGCAATATCTTCGAGCGTCATGCCCTCGATATAATGCATCTTCAAAAAATCGTGTTCATACCCTTGGAATGAATCAACCAATTCTAAAAGCTCCTGTCTGTCATTTTCACAGTCATTTAGCTCTGTTTCCAATGGTGGAAGCTGGTCTAGCACGTGCGATCCTCGTGACTTCGCATTAAGCCGGATATTGCGCAAGTCGCCTTCCGTCCATCGCACTTCTTCTCTTTTCACCTTCCGAATTTGCCACCGCAAGTAACGGCAACGTTCTTCTAGGTCAAGATATTCTTGCAACCACTCATATCTACTTTTATCCTTGCGTCCCAAAAACCGTCACCTCATGATATAATTAGTTATCCAGTAAATTAGATCAGTTGACGTGCCAGTAATGGGACGTTTTTTGTTCTAAAACCGATTTAATATTTTGCTAATCCCATATTGATGATTTCCAACAATACTTCATTTCGCTCTTTGACACTCAAATGATTCATGGCAATACGCTCAGGTTCCGATAACTTGTGATAGTGTCGTTCACACCAAGTTAACGTGCGGCCCAAATCATATTGATGTTCTTCAAAACTACGAAGAACAAATTGCCGATACACCTTTTGTCCAACTGTCAATCTTGTCTCCTCCTTTTCATATGGCTTATTGCAATATGAAATATAGGCTTTTGCATGCCGCAATTCATGCCTGCGGTCATCTACCTCGTTTTAATTCTCAAACCCATACCCTACCACCGACGCATTGATAATCTTCAATGCGTCTTCTGGGCTGCGTGCGATACCATGAATCACATGCTTACTAGTCAAAAACTCATGAAACCTAGTCTGATCTTCACGTGGCCGACCTGTTTCGTTTTTACATTCAATAAAGAATATCTTCCCATCACTATGCCGAAAGCCAAACAGATCTGGAAAACCTTGTGGTAATCCAGAATCAAACCACCGACCATCCGCCGTTTTTACTTTGCCTACATTTGCCCGAAAAATAGTGCATCCGGCTGCTGATACTGCCACGCGGATTCGATTTTGAATTTCTTGTTCTCGCATATATACCTCCGTAGTCACTAATAGTGACTACACCTATCAATTAGTGACTACGCCAAATCCCTTGTCACACGTGCCTTTAGCTAAGGTGTAGTCACGTAGCGACTTATTTTCAACTTTTCAAACCTTTGGCGTAGCCGTAGTCTCCATACCCTATACCTATATAAAATAATATATATATATATAATATATAGATATAGTGACTACATAGCTCTACATACACTGGCGCCGTAGGGCGGAGGTGTAGTCACTAAAGTGGCTACATAGTGACTACAGTGACTACAGCCGTTCATAACCACGCTTAGGAATACCGCCAACTCGGCGATGAGTTGCCTTCCAGCCCTTGTGATTGTCCATGACGTACTTAATCTTATTGGCAAGCTTTCGGTTTTTGATTAAATCAGTAACACCCATCTTAAATGCCAAGTCAGAACTCGTAACAAAATCACTCGTAACCTGTGCTAATGCTTGTTCAATAGCGTCTTCTTCGGCATCAACGTACATAAACTGCTCACGATTATCTGACAACATCTGCTCTTGCTGCTCCGTTAACCCGAATCGGAATCCATTCAAGTAATATCGCGTAAACTCGCCCCACAGTTGATTAACCATTTCTTGTGGTAAATCGTTGACTGGCGACTTTTGCTGTAGCGCTTTACTAACCATTACCGGCATAAACCGGCGTTCTCCGGTTTTGTCCTTCAAATAGGTCACCTCATTGGTTGTCCGAGCAATGACAAAATTCTTATATCGTCGAACTGTATATCGCCCGTAGGCCGGCCGGTATTCGACTTGTTCAGCGCTAATAAACTTTTTTAGTATTTCAAAACTGCTATTTCTGGTAGCTGTCATCTCGTCATCATTCACAATCCAAGCACGCATCATGTTGCCGTAGTTATCTTTATTCTCAAAGTCAGTGAATTGGTCGGTATACCAACCGCTAGCCATTCGCTTTAACAAAGTTGTTTTACCAGTGCCTTGGCCACCAACTAAATCTAAAACAAAATCAAATTTCGTTTCTGGTTTAAAGGCTTTCGCTACAGCACCAGTGAAAAATAGTTTTGTCTGCAATGTGGTAACCTCTGAACGCTCAACACCTAAGTAAACTGGAAGAAAATCGGCTACCCGTTTGGTGCCGTCCCAATCACTCAGACACTGCTTCAAGTAGTTAATAACCGGATTAAACACATTCCGGCGAGACACTTCAACTACTGCGGCATCAATTAGTTTAGGTGTGAACATCACTTTGTATTTTCGTTCAATGTACCGTTGGATTGCCGGAGTAAACTCATCTTGCAACGGCCCGCGTTCAAGCATTAATTCAGGTGAATCAGCCATAAACTCAGTTTCATAGCTGAATTCGTTATAAGCGAATTTGCCTTTCAGCAACTCATCATGTTCCAAAATCAAACATACATTCTCTAAGCTGTTGGCTTTGATACCACCCTTGGCCGTCTCCATAAAATTAATTCGGCTATTAAGTGGAACTACTTTCTGCCGTATTTCGCGAAGCTTTTCGGCTTCATCGTCAAAACTCACGCTTGTGCCCCCCTTCTTCTAATTTCTTTTTTAACCATGGATTCAACCGTTCTGACAACCTCGCGTTCGCTCAAACTATCCGTTGTCCTAGAATTAGCGATTTTCGCTAGGTCTAAGACGCTTTTCGGATCAACGCCACGGAATAGTAGGCCACCGGCAAAACTCGCTAAGGCGTTGTTTCTGCCCCCTGTATCACCTAGCCCACTCGTGATTGTTTCAAATAACTCTGCGGTCGCCGATTTCTGATCGTAATCAATGCTTAAATCAAGATTGGTCTCCGGTTTATCATTGATTGCATTTACCAATTCTGGTGATGCCGTAACGATATTATTTTTATTCTCCCAGCGATATTGGCCCCCATTATGCTCACTGGGAGCTACCATCACGTAATTGTTAATATGGGCCTTAATATCTATTCCGGGTAGCCAACCAATATTTTGTTGTATATGACAATCTTCTCGTTTTAGATAGAACAACTGTCGGCCACCACCCGCGGTGTGCTGGGATAATGTATTACGAAAGTATTCCGGGTGCTCATAATTTTTAAAGCTCACAAAACCGTCCGCACCATCGGGATGTTCATCAATATCTACAACAAAGAAATTGGTTGTCCGCATGGCTATTTGCGCGTATGGGTGTGTCTGCCAAAATCGTTTAATCTCTTCCACAGTCATCGGTGGCTGGTCAGCAAACTTAATCAATGGTTGTTTACCAACCATTGGTAATACACTGAAACCAGCCTTAGCGTAAGCAACCGCGTAGTTAACTAAGTTACGCATGACCGGCCTCCTTTTTAAAGGGCCTCTCACCCATTCGATGGATAACGTCATTGCGCTTAAATATTTAGAACGGTGCCGTAGTAGTAGTGTCGTCAACCGGTGGCAAGTCATTATCTGTAGGTGCCGGAGCCTGTCCACCTAATGCACCGGGTAATTGGCTATCATCAACTACTGGTACTTCTGGTTGTTGCGCCTCATCTAATTCATAATTTGTGTATGGGTTGGAGGGATCCTTTTTGTTTGGTGAGTGCTTAACGTGTAAGATAACCGTCTTACCCTTTTCTGGCGCTAACGCATTAACCAATGCCTCGTGTACTTCGGTTTCAGTAGGTCCAGCAAAATGTTGTGGAGTAATATTTACACCCAATAACGCACCCAGCTTTGTAATGAATCGAATATTTTGTGAAATAACAAAATCAGGCATTGCTTTACCAGCCTTTGTCTTTTCAGCAAATGACAGATTATCAAATTCTTTTTCCCCGGCGTGTTCCCCATCGAGGACTGTAAACACTAGTTTTACGCATTCCCATCCAGAGTCATAAGTGGCGTGAGAAATGTCTTCCACAACCACATTGTAATCACCATCTGGCAATCCTTGACTGGTAGCAACCGTATCCTTCTTTGCATCAAAATTATCAAGTGTGTTTGCTGCTAAATCTAATAAACTCATATTTACTTACCTGCTTTCGTTGTCTCTGGCGTCAATGCACCAGGAATGGCCTTCAAAATTGACAAAATCTTCGGATCATCGACTTCACTTGCTTTATACTGACGGCGAATCTCAGTAACGTTCCGTAGATAGTTTTTACCAACATGTTGCGTATGAATCACTAAATCACAATTGCCATTAACCACGTTGTAATACTTTGTTTTGAGCGATGGTACTTTGATCGTATTATTAGCGTCATCCGTAATATCGTTCTCACGACTGATATATACAACGTTCAGCGGCAATGCTTTCAAGTCCATTACTAGTCCTTGAAGTGCTGCATTAAACATGGCATAGCCTTTCCCATAGGGAATATCAGCAAGGGCTTCTACTCCTGCTTTTAGACACACCGCCTGTTCAATTAGGCCACAAATATCATCGATAACATCCAACGTTACCGTTTCATATGTGTTGGCCTCCGTACCAAGTGCCAAAATAATTTCATCAAGTTGCTTAATACAATTCTGGTCAAGGTTGCCATCCGCCTTACGCGTGTTCCGAATCTGAATACTTGGGGCTGTCCCCATAGCACTGTTCCCATCCGTATTCAGCACTAATGTGTTAGGAAAATGTTCTGCTAGATAACTCTTGCCCGACATCGTAGCACCCCAGATAAAGAAATTCCGTGGTGTCCCCGACGGTTTGTGGGGTTCATTTTTTGGTAAAATGCTCACGCTCTAATCAATCCTTTCATTTTTGCTTGGAAGTAGGCCCAACCCGGTTTGTAGCCATGTAGCTTCCCATATGCTTTTAGCTCAGCATAACTCTTCAATTCTGCTGGTCTCTTATCGGCCACTTTTTCTAAAGCACGATCATCAATCACTTTCTTAGCCATTGCCAACCGCCTGTTCGCTTCAACCTTTTTCAATTCAGCATTCGGATCAACCGCAATCTGTACATCCTCTTTTAATCCAGCTCCACAGAAAGGACATGTATCACCCTTGCGATAAAACGTTGCAAAACATTCAGGACAGACTGTAACTGACTTGATTGGCGTGCCATTACTGGATTTAGACTGTTTGTTTCGGCTGGTTAACGTCCACTCACGATCGGCCGTTGGAAGACCAAACCGTTCAACATTGTTAACATGATCGATAATAATTGCTCGCTTGCCTTTGCGTGGGTTCATTGACCGCATAGCGAACTGCAAATACAACGATAACGATTGAGTTGGTCTTAGCATGATGACGCAATCAACATTAGGCAAATCAAGACCCTCTGTGAATAACTCGGCATTAGTGACTATCTGAATTTTCCCAGCTCGATAGTCGGCAACAATCTGCTTTCGATCATCCTTTTTGGTCTTGCCGGAAACCGCCCGTGCTGTTATCCCGGCAGCATTAAAGGCATCGGCCAACCGTTGAGCACTTGCCACGTTATACGCATAAGCAATTGCCTGCTTTCCACTAGCTAAACGTTGGTAGTGTCGCACTGCATCCCCATAAATCTTGGGTTTCATAGCCTCATCAATACTTTTCTCGTCGAACTCGCCATTACGTTTAACTTTTAGCTGCGTGCTATCAATCCCAGATGGTGCATAGTAATCAACTGGGGCTAAAAAGCCATTCTCAATTAGCCAACTGATTGGTTTTCCTAATATGATGTCATCTGCTATCACATTCAGGCCCTTACCATCCATCCGCCAAGGTGTCGCCGTAAATAATAGTTTAAGTGCATTTGGAAAGTGGTCGATAATGCGCCGGTATGACTTAGCCAACACGTGGTGAGCTTCATCAACAATAATGATGGCTGGTGGCTTAAGTTCGCCTACGTGTCTAGTCAAAGTTTGCACCATTCCCATCTTGCACAGCTTCATATTCACATCATCGGCTGTAAAGGTCGCCTTAGCTTGTTCCAATATTTCGGAACGATGAACCATAAATAGCACTCGGTTATTCTGTGCAGTGGCCGCACGAGCAATATCAGCCATAATAACTGTCTTGCCAGTTCGCGGTGGCGATTGAATCACAATGCATTTATGCCCTGTGGTTGCGGAATCCCGTGCCGCATTAACCGCTTCTAGCTGATAATTACGAAGTTGAAACATTAGCTAATCCGAATTGAACGTGTTTGGATCAATTTGGCACCGGGGACTGTTTCACCAGTTTTTAATGCCTGCTTAATCGCCGCACCATCGTGTTTCTTCTCTACCCTGATAAATTCATCGGGAATAAGTTGTTCGTCTGTATAAGCGACCTTAGCGGGGTTATTTTGAATCCAAATCGACAGGTCAGTGTCTTTGATTTTGTTCTTTCCTGCTGTCTCCATTCCGTGCTGTAAGGCTAACTTCAATCGGCCAATATTATTGGTCAGGCTATGCTTACGTTCTTGATCGTGCTTAATCTTTTCACCAAGCGATTTCTCATCGGCCACTAGCTGCTTGATTACTTTGCCATAACCAATAGCTTTATCGGCAATACCATCTTGTAGGCTCTCAATCGTATCAGCGAACAGTTGTTGGTCGTCTTCGTCAGCGCTCTCTGCTAACTGCATAACTTGCAGTAAATTCCCTTCTAGTTCGTATAAATTCATGTTTATTCACCGTCCTTAATCTCAACGTTGTCAATTCCATATCGGAGGAACGTGTTTACAATGGTTGTAATTGGCAAACCAGTCTCTTCTTTCAACTCTTTAATTTGTTTGTGAAGTTCAATGTCAATGAATACTGGTTTAGTGCCATTTACCGCACTATTACTTGTTTTGGTTAAAATGAGTTCTTTCATGTTTAATGATCCCTTTCTTTTTCCGTGGTATAATCCACTTGAAATATGTTTTATCTTGGTCAGCTATTTGCGGTAGCTGGCCTTTTTGTTGCGCCGCCATAGTTTAGACAGCCATTGTTTTTTCGGTGACTGATAAACTAGGTCAGCTAATGTGCGTATGTGGATGATAAAATCACACCCTTTTCTACATTAGTTTCACGACGAAGCCTCATATACTCTTCGTCACGTGCAAGCACCTCGAATTGTTCCCATTTCCGAAACCGATAAGTTGCTAGTGACTGATAGCTCGCTGGCGTCCGCATCAACTTAGCGTGCCAATGTGCAGCTAATTCCTTATTTGTCATGTTTCTATTTCCACCTTTCATGTTCCAAAATCGTTAGTGCCCCGCCATCTACCCGGCTAGGATTTAGTTGTTAAAACTTTGGTGGTTCATTAACCATTCGTGAACGGCTGGTGCATAGTATTTTCGTTGACTGCCTTCTTGATAGTACGGAAATCCTTTTCTACGATAATATTCATCGAACGCATCAACTTTGATTCCAAATTGTTCTGGCAAATCCTTACGTTTCAACATCTTTGTTGTAACAAATGGCTGCTTACGCCCATCTTCAACACCCAGTTCATATGCTTGTTTGAAAAGACCCGCTAGACTCTTTACAAGTTCATCCACATATATCGCCCCCTTACTCAAACATATGGTCTCGGTAAACACCGATGATAATACCTATAATCAGGCAACCAACTAAACGCAGTGCAATCATATTCATTCCCCCACTTCGGCTAAATTAAAGGTAATGTGACAATCGTTTTCTGTTTCACCATTTTCGTAACTATCAATTCCAATTCGACACAACTCAAGAAGCACTTCATTCGGAATTGCGCTTTGTGTTTCGACAGTGACCTCATCTTTGCCCAATGAAGCCGCTGCTATGATCTGTGCTCGAATGTCATCGTAGAAATGACGTTCCTTAGCTTGTAACACTGCACCTTTTACTTCTTGTGCAAAATATTCTGGATTCATGTTGGTTCCTTCTTTCAATAATTTTTAAGGTATACTTGAGTTACTCCAATTAATCGAGGTGATATAAAATGAGTAAACCATACATTATTTCATATGATTTAGATGAGCCCGGCCAAAAATATGAACAGGTGAAAAAAACCATTAAGTCATTTGGTGGTTCGTATATCAAAATTCAAAAATCTGTTTGGCTAGTAAGAACCAGCTTGTCACCCGATGATATGTGTAACCAATTGCAACACACGATGGATAAAAATGATTCATTATTTGTCTGTGAACTGGTTCATAACTATCAAGGTCTTGCTTCAAAAGAAACGTGGAAATTTATTCGAGAGAATATATTCCCAGATAATTAATAGGGGTTTGCTATATTATTTTTAGAAACCTTTTTTGGTATTGAAACCTCTAGTGCATTATTATTTAGGGCTTCCGTGTTACTTGCGATAACATGGAGGTCTTTTTCAATTGCCCATAAGACGTTAATCAGTTTCTTCAATGATTTAATCATGTCATTTCTCCTTAGTATTCTTCGTTCCAAGCTTGATACCGGATGGCAAATTCTTTAACGATTGCTGTGTAAATCTCAATCAGCTTCTTGTCATGAGCAATCACATCAACCTTTGTTGTATTCTTGCGCTGAGTTTTTGAAGTCCCTTCCTCAGCCATTCGACGTCTCAAGTTGGTTAACCGTGTCTTAAGTGATACCCCACCTCGCCGGTCTACTTCGTCGTAGATATCGTTGCGAGTCATCTTGTATGATTCACCTGTGTTACCTTGCTGACGTGCAATCTTACTAATGAGGTGTGAGGTCTCATTCCGCCAGTCCATGGTAGACGTGGCAACAATCTCACTAACGCCATCAATTTTGGTCTCAAGTCGTTGTTGGATACGTTCACTAGCTGCTAGCTTATCTACAACACCCTGCATGAATTGGAGCTCAGGAGACAGTGCTGAGGTACGAGACTTAACTTGATCTTCCATCTCGTTGAACGCCTTAATGTATTGGAGCTTGAAGCCGTCAGCTTTGTGTCCCGTGAAACCCATTACGATAAATGCAAATCCATCACGATTCATGTAGTACATTGGATTCGACTTGCCGTTTGAAGCTGTATATTGCCCTTCTACAAACATGTTTTCTAGTAGAGCGGAATTTTCCGCTGTACTAATTTTTGTATTGATCGCTTCTAAAACATCCTTATGCTGCTTACCAAATGATTCTGCTACCTGTAAGCTACTGGTAACTGCTTGTTTGTCTTTCATGATTACTAAATCATTCATAATCAATCCTCCTTAATGCCAAATTCGTTAATCATACTGATAATTAGTGTAGTAGCTTTCGGACCTTTTGCTTTTCCGCTAATCACTTGTTGAATCCATTGCGGTGTTTTACCAAAAAGTATTCCAGCCATACTATAAGTAATACTTTTTTCTGCCATATAATTCTTAACGGCTTTACGTCCCGGCTCAGTATCTAACAATAAAAACATCTCCTTTTATAAAGTAATTTATCAAGCAATGTTGACTTATTTTTAGACTTAGTCTAAAATGAGTGCATACGAAATAAGCAATATAAAACCTACTACCACCGCAATCCCTCGCCAAAGTTATTGTTTTGATAGGTGTGTTTTTTGTTGCTTGATTACTTGATGAATTAATCATAAGCCTTAGTCTAAAAATAGTCAACATTTATTTAGTCTAAGTCTAATTAATTTGTCATTGATTGGGAGAAATTACCGATATGACAGTATTAGATAGAATTAAAAAAATTTCAAAAAAACGCGGTTTTAGCTTAGTTCAAGTTAATGATAAAGCTGGTTTGGGAAAAAACACTATTTATTCTTGGAAAACTAAAGAACCAAGTATTAATAACTTAAAGGCAGTTGCCCACGTTCTAAACGTATCTGTTGAATACTTACTAGGTAATACTACAGACGAGTCCATCCCAAGTGAGCCCAAACAGGTAGACCTCGCAGATGATGATTACATCATGACCTATCAAGGCAAGCCTATTCCCGAGGAGGATATGGAGTATATCAAACGTATCCTAAATGGTGGAAAGGACTGATCGTCTTTGAACATTTACATCAAGAGATTGATGCAGTATGCATGGGATAATGGCATTTCTTGTGTTTTAACAGATAAGATGAACGAACACACCCCATCATCTGCTCAGCCAAAAAACAAAATAATTCTCATTAATCTTAACTGGTACAATCAATCGGAGATTATTTTTCAAATGGCTCATGAAATTGGCCATGTGGTCAATCATGATGAAGGAGTCTTGTACTATTCTAGTTTTAGCAACAAGTCAAGCTACGAACGAAATGCCAATCTTAAAGCATTAGAAATTCTTATACCAATCTATTTAGACATTATCGGTGATTACACCAGTAGTAGTGTTTTTCCGTTTATGCAAGCTTTCTGCATACCAGATCGATTGGAAAATGACGTAGTTAGCGCGTTTCGAAATAGTATTTCAAATAAATAGATTAAGCCTACGCCCAACAGACTGATCGGCGTTAAAAGCTGTCTACATATTTCAGGGGGGATTATCTTGAAAAAAATATTATTTGGAACCACACTACTTTCCGGTTTATTTTTGTTCTCATCACTAGCAAATGCTAGTTATTTAAATGGCAATAGTTATGCTGCCGAAGCTAACAAATCTGCAACTGCCAGAAAGACTGTTCGTGTTTATAAAGTTACAACCGGAAAATATGAGGCCGACAATCACTTCACTTTTTACGGGTACCTGCATAAAGGATCGAGCGTTAAACGGTCTTCATACTTAATGAGCACCGGCGGCTGGGTTATTAAGTCAGGCCATAAATACTACCACAATAAACGTACTTTCTTCTTAGTGGCTAAAGGGAATTGGTATTACAAGTAACCAGGAAAATTAAAAAAACATCCCCTCCCGTTAGGAAGTAGAACGCGCCCACCCTCCTCGGTAGCCAGCACTGGTTCGACTCCAGTGGAGGGAATAGACCAGACACGGAAGTCTTTAAAAGCTGAATTTCGGGGAGGATTAATTATGAAGAAGATACTTTTATTAGCTGTAGGAGCTACACTAGCAACCAGTTCAATTCCAGTAACGGCAAGCGCTTCTACTTGGCATACGTCAAGCATTCCTAGTCAGCTACGTGGATATTGGTATGCTCGTGACAATCGCAATGAAGGCGTACATATCTACAAACATTCAATCCACTATAAAGGTGAAGAGACCGTTAAAGTTAAATGGCGCTATGCTGGTAATCACAAATACCACTTTAAATATAGTCATTCGCAAGGATTTACCATTTCTATGCATTACTACAATCACCACAAGATGACTCTGAACTCATATTGGCACAATTACGTTAGATAATAACAGGTCCTCTCCTCGGTAGCTAGAATCGGTTCGACTCCGGTTGGGGGAATAGGTTATTATAAACTTTGTCATTATCATAAGGAGTGATTTAGATGAAACTGGATGTTAATCAAATTATAGATGAAGTTCCTGTTATTGACTCATCTTCTGATTACTGGCTCATGCGCGCAAACAGTGGAGATTTTTATACTGACTTTTACATGAATAGTTATATTGGCCTAGGATGGAATGGTATCCCCATTCAAAGTATTAAAGATGCCAATAACAATTCAGACGTGATTAAAGGAGAACTGAAACAGCTCACCCAGAAAACTGGTGATAATCCTGAAAATACTTCTGAACAAGCATATGGTATTTGGGCTAATCAATTAATTAGATTTACCAGTGGTTTAAAGGTAAATGATATTGTTGTGGTTCCTTCCGAATCTTCTGAACTATTCTTAGTTGGTCAGATTACAAGTAACGCCTTCGAACTCGCTAAAGATAAAGTTCAAAGAATTCAAGACGAAACTACACAATATAAAGTATCTAACTTTCAAAAGCGTCGGACTGTAAAATGGCTTGGATCTTTCAGTCGAGACAAGGCGGATACCGCCCTATATAAGATGATTTATTCACAGCATACTTTAAGTGACATAAATTTCTATAAGCCTTATATCAATCGAGCTATGTTTGATGCTTATATTGAAGATGGTCAATTACACTTAACCTTTAATGTAACCCAGCCTACAGATATTAGTAGCGAGTATTTGGGACAGTTCATGTACCAAATTTCAAAAATTGCAAAAACATTTGATTCAACCTCAAACGTAGTAGTAAAGGTAAACGTACAGTCCCCTGGTCCTGTTGAAACTGTATTTAAGAGCGTTGGTATTGGTATTGCCGTTTTCGCTGTCATAGGAATGGCTACAGCTCTTCCTTATGGTGGCGAATTCAAATTTGGTAACGCCGTAATTGGTGAAATTAGCTATAAGGTACCAGGAATTGCAACTAGTCATCAAAAGAACGTTCAGGAGTCTGTAAAATCCTCGGATGAACACAATGAAAAACTACTAAAAATTGAAAAAGATGCAGTTAAACAGGCTGTTGAACTGAAGGTTCCAATTTCGAAATTAGGATTAAACTTACCTGAAAGTATTCAAAAGTCCCTGCAACAAGAAGTTGATCGACAAGTAAAAAAACAAGCACAAAAAACAGACAAAAAAAAGAAGGATGACACACCTCATCCTTCCAAACAATAATTTTTAGAATATTGTAATTCTAATTGATGTGATAACAATTAGAAGTGCAACAAACAAAGAACCAAGAATCATTATTAAGTTCTTAATACTCTTCAGCTGTAGCTCACCTTTAATAAAAAATCTTTGGGTGATACTTGCAACAGGAACATAGATTGCTAATGACAATAACAACGATATTGCCATATACAAAGAAGTCATCGAAATTAGCTGTCTCATTCTCGTGCACTCCTTTCATTTCTCGGACACATATTAGCACATTATCTGTTAAAAATCATTAATAAACATTAAGAAAAAAACGTAGGTATAGCAGAAAATGTATCCCCCTACCTGCCGAATGCACACACAATACTCAAGGGCACTAGTGCGCCCTTTTACATACACAATTATAACCGAAAGAAGGTGGTGCCTCAATCCTTATTAAATCTACCCGGCTAGGTGATTTAATCTTAGGAGGAAAACAAAATGGCAAGTATTAAAAAACGAAATGGTAAATGGTCAGCTCGCGTAAGTTACTATGATGAATTCGGTAACAGATTTTCTAAAAACAAAGGCGGCTTCAAACTTAAAAAAGATGCTGAACAATGGGCCAATCAATTAGAACAAAAGAAGTTTGATAAAACAATTGGCAAAGTTGATGATAGTCTCACCTTTTACGATTATTACTCAAACTGGCTTGAGACCTATAAATTGCACAAATTGGCCCCTATTACTGTTCAAGAATACCGCTATACGTTACGACAAATTAAGGACTTGTTGGGAGATACTCAGCTTTCTGCCATGACTCGTACTCGTTACCAAAAATTTTTAAATGATTTTACCCATGGAAATAGTGAACAACGTGGTAAGCGACGCCTTTCCGGGGATTCCCCTTACCACAGCAAAGCCTCGGTAGAAAAACTTCATGGTCACATTCACGCTGCGATCATTGATGCCGCAGCTGATGGCCTTATTAGGGCCGATTTTTGTCTCCATGCCGAGTTAGGCGGTCATCGGGGTAAAGATGCCCAACTTAAGTATCTTGACGCTAACGACATGAAAAAGCTGATTAATGAGGTCAATCATGTTATTAAGATTACCGCTACATCAAAGTCAATGATCTACACCGGATTGATGACAGGAATGCGGGTAGCGGAAGTCTCGGCCCTCACTTGGCCCGATATTGATTGGAAGGCAAAAACTATCAGCGTGAATAAGTCATGGGACTATTCTTACGGTCAGAAATTTAAGCGGACAAAGACTGAATCTAGTATTCGTACAATCACAGTCACCGATGAACTACTCAACCATTTAAAGCAACTGCATGCTCTACAAGTTGCTTCCGGTTTAGATAATCCTGACCACATGGTCTTCTTAAATAACCGTGGTCGGATTCCTACCCCTGGTGCCTGTGATTTACTGCTTAAAAAATATCATGAGTCTTTGGGTATTAAGCGAATCAGTTTTCATGGATTGCGTCATACTCATGCCAGCTACCTACTTTATTGTGGTGTTAAAATGGAGTACATCTCAAAACGATTAGGCCACAAAAATAGCACAATCACTCGAAATGTTTACGCTCATCTGATGAAAGAAGACCAGCATCAGGAAGAAAATCGTACTTTAAAAGCATTATCTAATTTTAGGTAG